ATTAAATATATTACTAACACAATAAAAAAAGGAATCAAATTTTACAAAGAAGAGTATCCTGAAAAATCACTGGCTTGTTTTATCATTGCCTTGCTTCTATTTATTGGATGGCTTGCAATACTAAACTATGGAATGTGTCTTTTCTCAGGAGGGAGAACATTTTTCTATTTATTAGATAAAAGGCTTTAGCTACTTCCGAACCCCGGCCCACTTATCCCAATCCACGCCGTTCTCTTGCACGCTCCGGACTGTCTTCAACGCAAACTCTGTCACGTTCAGCAACGCCGCCATCGTCAGGGCAGCCCCTACCGCGGCGGCTCCCCCCTTGGTCGTCCGCGGAGAAAACGCCACCGTTCCCGCTGCCGCAGTGCGTAAAAGCTCGTGGAAGGAAAGGGCATCATCATCCCAGGGCCTTTCCTTACCGTCAAACACCTTCCAGGCGTTGGAAAACGCCTTCCCTATATCCGCCGCATTGGAAAACGGCACCAGCAAATTATTCCCCGGCATGAAGGCATTATACCCGCACAGCTTCGCAATCTGCCTCATGCCCTCACCGACCAGCCCGCTCACTACGGGAATCCCCATCACGGGCCCCATCACCACATCAAACAGGGCATGCCACCACTCCCGCTTCCGGCGGCGCTTCTCGTCGTCGGTCATGAAATTCAGCAAGCCGTTCAGGATCGCAAGCACCATCCCGTGAGAAACCCACATCAGCCCGGCCTTCCCCCACTGTCCGCTGCGGGCCAGGGAAAACACATTGCCGATCGTATTGATGGACTCGCCGCCCAGGAACAACATGCCCGCCTGCATCCAGGTGCGGTGCTGCGCGGCCAGGGACTTCTGTAACGGAGTCATCGGCTGCCCCTTGCGGGACAGGGAGCGCCGCACCTCCGCCATAGCCACCGCGTCAAGCTCGGCCTCTGTGGCATCCGGCGTCTCACGCTTCGCCTTCCGGTAAACCGCATCATACAGGATGGCGGCAGAAATAGCATTCCCCTTCATATCCACTCGTTCCAGCAAATCCATCCCCTCCCGGTTCCAGCGTTCCAGCCGGGACACCCGGCGCCCGGCCTCGTCGGCGCCCATGGCGGCCAGCGTGGCGCTGAACCGCGTCTTGTCGCGGCTGTCCAGCTCCGGCAGGGCCTCTATCTCGCTCACAGGCTTCACCAGCTTCCCGGCATGATACCGGCGGACGGCCCCCAGCCACTCGGCAAGGTTGATCTCGTCGCTGGCATACATCGCGTTAATCACCGTCGTCACCTGCTTGGTCAGCGTCCCCACGCGCCCGGACAGCAGCACCCGCGCCGCCGCTCCGGAAAGCCGGTTCATCAGGCGGTTCATATCCAGGTGCCCGCGGATGCTCTCCGCCCCGGCCCGGTCAAACGCATCCGCCCAGGCCATCAGCTTGCCCACGGCATCACGCCCCAGCAGCACCTCCAAACTCCGGCCAGCCTCTCCGGCTTCTCCCCTGAAATTCAGCAGGGCCCGCAGGTCGCGGCTGATCTCGGAACCGTACAGGTAAAGGTCCTGCTCGGTCATCGCTGCCATGAACGCCGTGCAAACGTCCATCTCCAAATCCAGGTGGGCCTGATGCTTCCGGCGGGCGTGAATCATTCCGTACTTCCCGCCCGTGGCCGCCTCCCCGTAAGACGCCGCATCGGCAATCGACTTATCAATCGCCTCCATCGTCACGTCAAAAAACGCCCGGAAATAATTCTCCGTCAGCGGAAACGGTGCGCCGTAGCGCTTCTCGGTCATCTCCTGAACCTGCCCGCTGCGCTCATTCAGCTTCTCGCGCAGGGCATAGGCAAACCGCATCACCTCGTCACCGGCAAACTCGCGCAGCCGGTCCATCACCTCCGCGTCAAACCCGCGTTCCGCCAGGGCCTCGGTATAATCCGCCTGCTCGGACAGCAGCACCAGATACGCCGCCTCCATCCGGGAAAGGCCATCCAGACGGTAGCTCTTCGGCTCATACCCCTCCTTGGCATACTTCGTCCTGGAGCGCAGCATCTCCGCCCGCTCCCTCACAAATGCCTCCTGGTCCCCGTACCGCTCCCACTCCTTCTGCGTAAACACACTCTCCATGTGTTTCAACGCCTTCTCCGCCTGCTTGGCCGTAATCTCCTTGCGGCGGTGCCCGAACAAGGCATTCACCTCCTTCTTCAGATCCTCGGAAAGCTTAAACTCCCTCAAATAAAGCTGCACCGCTTCCAGCCCGTGGGACTTCACCTTCCGGCGCAGCAGGTGGAGAAAACGTTCCCGGTACAGGGCGTTCGCCTTCTTCTTCCAATCCGGCTCCCGCTCCACAACGGTAATCCCCGTATCCTGCTTCACGCGCCCCTCATAAATCCACTCGGCAATATCGTACTTGTCCGCGGATCCCGCAATCTCCGCCACGGTATTGTGCACAAAGCCCAGCATATCCTTCTCGCTTGCCTGCCGCTGCACGTTGAACCGCGCCGCCCGTTCCTCAAACTGGGCAGCAATCGCGGCGAACGGCTTCACGGAAGAAAGCGCCTGCATGTACTGGTTAAAATTCATCAGGTAATCAAACAGGGAAAGGGGCTTCTTAGGCAGGGCCCGCAGCCGCGCCTTCCGGCGGAACTTCGCCATCCTGTTATCATCCAGCTCTCCGGTGGCCTGCAGCACGGGGGCGGCCATGGCGGCAACCTCCAGCTTCTTCTTCTCCGCCGCATTCTCCCAGGCATGGCGGGACGTAGAGACAAACTCGCCCAGGGCCGCGCCGCACTTCTCGGCGGTATTCACGTCCATCCGCTCGTAACAGGCGTAAATCTCAAACTCCCGCTGCGTCACGGCCACTTCTTCCAGCTTCCCGTCCGCATCGGGCAGCGTCACCTGGACCAGCGCATCGGGGGCCAGATCCTCCCACCTCTTCCCCTCTTCGGCATCCTCCGGAAAATTCTTCTGGAAAAACTCGTCGTACTGGCTCTCGGTCATCTCCAGCAGGCGCATGCACTTCTCCAGCTTCCGGTGCGCTTCCGCATCCATCTTCCCCAGCATGGGCTTCCCCTTCGGATTCGTCCGCGGAGCCACGGACGCCACCACGCGGCGGATGCGGCCCAGCGTCCGGTCCTTCCGGTAACGGTCAATCTGCTCCACTACGCGGGACATGAACTTCCCAATAAGGCGGTACACCTTCACCTGCCCGTACTTCTCCAGGAACTCCGCGCCATTCGCTACAAAAAACTCCCACCGGCGCTTATCCAGTTCCGCGGCCTTCTCCCCGGCTTCGGCAAATTTCGCCTCCTCCTCAAACTCCTTCATCTTCCCTTCCCACACGGGACCCAGCGTCTCGTCTTGCTCCACATACAACCAGAAATGCTTCATCACGCTTCCCGTCATAATCTCCGGCCACTTCTCCATGGGAATCGCGTCCAGCGCGCTGGCAAGCGCCTCGTCGGGAGCCATCTTCCCGCTATTGCCATAAAGCAGGGAAAACACATTCAGCCAAATCTTGTACGGTTCCAGGCCGAATCCGTAAGTGTTGGGCAGAAACCGCTCCACCGTGGAAATCAACTCCTGCGCCTCCGCAAGCAGCTCAAGGCCGCGCTCCCGGTCTCCGGTCTCATACAGGTTCAGCTTATTCACAGACCGCTGCGTAGCGGCCCGCATCTTGAACACCATCTCGTCATAGAGCCAGTCCCCGTTCGGAGCCAGAACCTTGTGGGCCATCCGGCCAAACCGTCCGGCTCCGAACGTAATGCCGCCAAGCTCGGTGATATTCCCAGTCAGCGGAATGGAAAACATCGGGGCATCCAGCAGGCGGAACCCGTTCAGGCCGCTCATGACCACGCCTTCGCTGTTCCTGTTGAAGCTGCCAGCCAGACGGGCTTCCTGTTCCCCGTGGGAAAAGATGTACACGAATGGAGGCTGCAAGGTTCCCTCTTCCAGCTCCCGCTTCATCCATTCCAGGCGGGGAAGGGCCTCCTTCGCCCAATCGTCATCCCGGCCCCTCAACTGCCTCATGCTTTCGTCCAGATAGGTTAACGCCTGTTCCCGGCTCATGTTTCCGGCACCCACGGCAAACCCCTCATACCCCTGGATCACATGCTGCACTTCGTGGAGAATCGTATCCAGCACCATGCCGGGAGCCGCGTTCTTCCCGCCGCGGGCCAGATTAACGGCAATATAATTCTCCCGCGTATCGGTAAACCCTCCCGTGCTGCTCTTGCTGTCCCGGTAAAAATCCACGCGCAGATTCCGCAGCTCCGGGTAGGCCCGGAACAATTCCGGGAAATCCAGGGCCGCGGCCAGGGAAACATTCACATGCCCTCCTTCGCTCACCCCCATGCGCTCCTTCTTCAGCCGTACCCCGCGGGAATCGATGATCGCCTTCCGCTTGCCATCCGCCGGGTCCGTGTAGGACAGGCCGTTGCTGTGGTAATCCATGAAGGACTCCGCCTTCTCGCCAATGATAGAGAACGTAATATCCGGATTCTCGCCGTCAAATGTCCCCCGGTTGTCCGTGGCGGACTTGATCTGCGTGGAAAAGAATACTATTTGCATATTAAAAGGCTCTCGGGATATGAAGCCATCACGTCCAAGCGTTTCCACGACCGCACGAAGAGCCGATTCCTGACCACAAACGGTATAGAGTTCGCTGATGATATCCGCGTCGTTCCTGCTGCTGTCCACAATCGCGTCAACCGTTTCTCTCAGCGCTTTCCGATACCACGCTTTCCCCGGATATCCATTCGAGCTGCTCGCATAATCGGAAACAATAATGTCTCCGTCAGGATCAATATGTTCGATCACGCGCTCGACGTCTTTCTTGCTCAGTGAAAGTTTTTCAGAATCAAACGGATTACGCAGATTCAGAAAAACTTCAAAAAGATGTCCGCCCTTCGGCGCATAGCCTTCCGCATAACCTCGATCATCCGTGAAATAAAAGCCGCGTCCTTTCACCGCGCCGTTCTTCATTGCGAACTTATGCGAGAACGTGTTGAACTTCTCCCCGCTCCCATGATACACCACCCTCGGCTCCCCGTTCTCGTCCACCACTTTGGACATGTTTTCTTCCTCTCTCTTGACATCTTCGGCGCGCAGGGCTAGTATGCTTCTGGAAGCTTGGGGCGTGCCTCCTTCAGTGGAGGTCTTGAACACGTCTTCGAGCTTCTTTTTTATCTCCACTTCATGCAGGTAAAACCCCTGCCTGTTGGAGCGTTGTTCCACAACGACTTCGCAAATGTACTCCACGTCCTTGATTGTAACGGGAGCGGCAATCACCGCTGTATCGTAACCGCGTCCCTTCCAATTCTCCTGACAGTCGAATACAATACCGTTCCGGATCACATCTTCCACGCAAGCAAAAGCCGCGGACTTCAAGGAACCGATGCCGTGCCCGATGGAAGACTTCACTCCTTCAAGGTCCAGTCTCACCTCTCCAAGTTCGGGTGAAATGGCTATGCCATTGAACTGCTCCTTCCAAAGCTTCGTTACTTTTTCGGTGAGGGGAACACCATCTTTCTGAAACTCCTGTCCGGTCAAGGCTGTTACAGGAGGCATGGTCATGATGCGTTCATAGGCATCTTTGAACGTAGCCACCTTCTCCCAGTCCCCGAACCACTTCTTGAACTCCGGCGTCCGCACCTGCCGGTACTGCTCCGGCGTCAGGTTGGACGGCTTCCCGTTGGGAGCCAGCAATGCCTCATTCTCCCCGGCCAAAGAAAAATGAGTATTCCCCCGGTTCATGAAATCGTCCAGCATCCGGCTCACATCCTCCGCAAACATACGCAGATCATGCCCGGCAGTAATCGTATGGACCTTTTCAGCAATAAGCTCAAAAGCACGCACGCTATTCTCAAGGTGAGAAACCAAATCACGCGACGGCCTATTCTGCCCCTTCACCTCTTCAAGTTGCGTCCTGGCCGTCGTGATACGTTCAGCCAGCCATCCTCCTCTTTCATCCGCCGCCATCTTTCCAAGCTGGATAAGAGTACCTACAACCAATTCAGACAAATGCGTAGAACTTTCCACTCCCATTTGCTTCATGATCGCGCTGGACAACTCTTCCACCCGTTCACCTGTCAGCTCGCCAAGACTCCATTGATTCTCGCCAAACAAATCACCCTCAGAGGAATCTTCCTGTTCCTCCAACGGCAGAACCCCGTTTTCCCGGTCCACATCCTCCCGGCTCTTCAACCCCATTTCCACCATCACGGCATCATTGGCCTCCTTGAGCAAATCGGGATGCACCGCAAAATTCTTCCAGCGGGCCCGTTCCTCCTGCAACCGCTTCACCACCTGCTGCACCGCCGCCGCGTCATTCACATTCACGCCGTACTTGCGGGCCACCTTCGGATTCCGGGAAGCGCCGTTGATCGCCGTCAGCTCCTTGCCGAGCTCGCGGTACTTCTCCGCCGCGTACTTCCCGATGCGCTTGTAAAGCTCTTCATTATCCGTATTCCCGAACAGGTCCATGCCCATGTCCATGCCGTTGGCCGCATTCTGGCGGGCGATCGCTTCCAGGTTTGCCTTGGCCGCCATGGTATTGTAAGCCTCCTGCCAGCTTCCGCCGTCCAGCAGCACGGCCAGCCCGGAGCGCTGCACCTCGGCATCGTTCCGGAACGCCAGGGCCACACGGTAGGCGTCATCCGGGGAAACCAGCCCGTTGCCCAGCGCATCCAAAAGCTCCTGGCTGGCATAAAGCCCCAGCTCCACCCCTTTCAGGGAGGCGCCTTTCCTGGCGATCCCGCGCTCCACAGCCTCCGCCATGGAAAGGGAGGAATCCCGCACGTAGCGGGCAATCTCAAACGCGCTCGCCTGGCCGTCCCGGATATTGTTCTCCACGTCGTGCCGGCGGGCCCAGTCCAAATTGAACCGGTCCCCCTCCTCATACACGGTGCAGTTGATATCCGCATCCGTGCAGGCGTCCAGGCGGTGCCTGCCGGAAATCACCTGCAGGGCGCCATCCTTCCGCCGCCACACGGAAATAGGAGCGGCGTTGCGCTGCCAGGCCCCCACAATCCGGTTCACTACCCCCGTCTTTTCATCAGCCCCCTGCTTGAACTGGGGAACGTCCGGACAAAGCGTCAGCCGGTCCTTGTCGATAAACCCCTGGCGCACCCCGTCCTCAATACGGATGCTTACCCCTCCATTGAACACGCCGTCGTCATCCCGTTCCCCCAGCATTTCTACCTCCGCCTCCGTGCGTTCGCGCCGCGCCTGCTGGGCGTTGGCGTCGTCGGCCTCTTCCTGCGCGCGGTCCACGGGGCCTGGTTCATCGGTGTCATTCCGTTCGGCAAGCTGCTCCTCCACCGCCTCCTGTTCCGTGGCGACGCCGCGGCCCAGGGCGGCGTCCAGTTCCGCCTGCGCCTTGGCCCGCTCCATGGTCAAAGAGATGAGGTCTCCCTGCTGGTCCCGGTACAGAGCATTGCCCGCATCCAGCATCACCGCCAAAGCCTGACGCACCGGCAGGGTAAACACGCCCTGTTCCTCCGCCTGGCGCACCATCTCGCCCAGCTCCACGCGGGCCTTGAAAGCCCCCAGGAACTTCACCAGGTGATTCAGCAGCTTCCGCAGCCAGGAGGGAAGGGAAGGATGATTCAGGGCATCCGCCAGCCAGCGGGAACGCCCGATCTTGGAAAACGCCTCAATCGCATCGTGTCCCGTTACGGGCTTGCCTGCGTCCAGGTGGATGAACTGCATGTCCTTCCCCCGCGCCTCCGGGAACAAATCATTGATGGACTTCTGCGCATCCTGGAGCATCATGCCGAACTCTCCCCAGGTCGTGTTCTGCTCCGCCTGCCAGGAGATGACGGCCTGTTCCATCGTTTCCTCCATCAGATCCTCCACCGTCGCGCTTCCGCGGGCGTACCTCAACACCCGGCGGAAGGTATCCCCCCGGCGGACGTTGGTCACATACGCACGGGAAAAAGGCGCATCCATGGCCGGAACCTTGAACTCCGGGTTGCGGGCCTGTTCCGTCCTGATGCGCTCCTGGGCCTCGTCCCACGTCTGGACAAGGGTGCCCAGAGGAATATGCTCGCTCAACGAAGCATCCATGCGGGCGGCGGCTTCCTCATAGCTCACCCCCTCCGCCTCCAGGGCGCGGATGGCGGCCATCGCCATATCCGCGCGGGCCTTCATCTGCCCCAGGGTTTCCGGGGCAATCACCACCCGTTCCGCTCCGGTCTGTTCATCTGCCTCCGTGCGCGTGATCACCTCGGCCGCATCAAACCGCTTCTGGGCAAGCGCCTGGTTCACCGTCACGTCCCCGGCCAGCATGTTCTGCGTGTAAAGGATGTCATTCTCCACCTGCTCGCTCACAAACGCCTGCAGGTAGGCCGTCATCTGCTCGCCGTCCATCAGCGTGTAGGAGGGTTGATTGCTTTCCTGCTGCTGACCAGTGGTGGCAGTGGAATCCTCCCGCTGCGCTTTCGGACGGACCTTCTCCGCGCTGGGAGCATATACCCGGAACATGCCGTCCTGCTCCGCCGGTTCCACCCGCGGCACCATTCCCGCCGTCTCGGCTGCCCGCCACGCATCCAGTTCCCGCAGGGATTCGATGCGCTCCCCGGAAAGGCGTTCCCCCGTAGCCACGCTGGCCCGCTCCATGGCCCCCTGGGGATTCTCCATCCAGGAATCATGCAAATTGGAAAGAGCCTTGTTCAAAAACCCTTCGGCGGTCTTTTCCTCCCTGGCTTCCAGGTATCCCTGTGCCGTTCCCCCCAGGGCCTCGTAATTCTTCAGGGAAAGCTTGAACTCCTTGGCGGCCCGGCTCAACTGGGAATAATTCAATCCGGACAGCCCAAAGCTGAACGCCAGGAGGGCAAGTCCCTGTTCTCCGGAAGTCGTCTGGGAAAGCTCACTGGTGTATTGATCCAACGTCTGCTTGCCGCGCTCGTCGTCCAGCAGGGGATTGATGGCAGACCTCATTAAATAGCCAGCCGTGGGCTCCAAAATGCCTTCTTCCACCGTCCCGGCCACCCCTTGCAGCGCATACTGGGCCGCCGGACTTCCGGAAACCAGCGCCCTCACTCCGGACCCCTTCTCGGTTCGGAGCAGCTTCCGGACTCCCTTGTAAAGAGGCGTCGCCTTGAACAACGCGTGAAACCCGATCATTTCCTCCGCCGTGTCCGCCGCCCCGAACCAGAAAGCACGCTTCTCAATCTCGTCCACATCCAGCCCCAGCATGTACCCTTCTTCACGCCGCCTTTGCATGGACGTATTCAGGCCAATGAGTGGACCGGCGTAGGGGAGGAACCAGGGAGCCGTGTCCCCTGTCATGCTGCCCAGGTGGTAGCCCACCTTGCTCAAGGCGGATGCCTCGCCGCTGGAAAAGTAATCATCTTCCCCTCCCTCAAGAGCGGTAGTCAGGGCGGAAAAAATCCTGCTGCGTTTCTGCTTAAACTCGCGGCGCTCCTGCTCCTGGGCTTCGGCCAGTTCAAAAGCTTCCTCGTCGGACAGGCCCATCTTTCGAGCCTTGGCAACGCTTACCTGGAAAGCCGCCGCTTTCATGTGGGCGTCTTCAACGGAACGCATGTTCTGCAACGCACGCTCCAGAGAACGCTTCGTCTTTACCACAGCTACTTTGAAAGACATACCCAAACCGGAAGCCATCTTGGCGTTCAAAACATCATCTCCCACCATAGATGCTACCATCGGATTAGAATTCTCCATCACCTCCTGGTACGCCTCGTCCGCCCTCTTTTCCGCGCCGCCCGTGCCCAGCCGGTCATTGGCCGTGCTCCTGGACCTGTTTCTCAACAGGGTGCAAAGCATCATCAATGAATCGTCATCATTCCCGATGATGCCGAACAAATCATCGGCAATTTCGTCATTGTACAGCTTGGAATCCTGCTCAAACGATTCAATGAGGCGCACCCCGCGTCTGGCTTTCTCCATGCTCGCCACACTCACTCCGGCGTTAAATAATGCCAGCCGTTCATCGGCGGAAAGGGAATCCTGCTCCCCGCTCACGTAGCGGCCAACCACTCCATTGAGGTCGTTGATTTTGTTTTCGCGCTCCACGCGCAGCCGGTCTTCCCTCTCCACGATTTCCTTGCCCCGTTCCGCAAAATCCTTCCACACCTGTTCCGGGGAGACGATGCCCTTGCCCCACAAATCGTGAGTGTTCTTGTAAATTTGGAAGCCCGCATCACTATCTCCATCCCCCAGGACTTCCGCCAGCCGCATGCCCAGCATGTAGGAACGGTCTTCATCATTGGCAGCCAGAAGCCGGGAAACGGAATCTTCCCCCCAACGCTCGGCCATGCGCTTCAACGCCTCCTGATCGTTTCTGCCTGCACGCAGCAGGTTCATGACCATGTTCTGCCGGTCCCGCACCTGTTCACGCCTCCGCTCCTCCACTCCCTTCATCAGCATGGACCCCTGGCGGCGCACGGAATCCGCATCCGCCAACTGGGGATTGAAGGGTTCGGAACCATCTTCCCCTGTCACTTCGGCATCCAGGGAAGCCCCGGTTTCAGGAGCAGCGCTCTCTTCCAACCCATTCAATCCGCCGCCGTCAAACATCTGAACATCCTGCCGCCATTCGTCAGCCAGCTTCGGGGAATCCACATTCGCTTGTTCCTGCGCCGGTTCCATATCCGGCAGGTGAAATCCGGTGGCAGCCTCGCCCTCCGGCATGGAAGAGGAAGAGAGGTCCAGAGGCATGTCCGCAGCGGCGGCCCCGTCAAAAGAAAAATCGTCGTTCATGGCGAGAAATGTTTATAATATGTTAAATGTTAAAATGATTTGTAATACTTGCTCACGCCGCTGACCCAATGCTTGTTCAGGCCGCGCGGGTCATTCCCGGCTCCTGCCGGAGCGTACTTCCCGCCAATCGCGGCAATCGTCGTCAGCCCCTGGTCCAGATAGTGCTTCTTGAGCAGGCGGGCGGCATAATCAATGCTCTCTTCCACGGAATCAAACGAACGCGGGCCCCCTCCGTTGGGACTGATGCCCATAGCATTTTTCTTATTGCGGAAAGCTGAACTTGTACCGGCCGCCGTCTCGTGCATGGAAATAGCCATCAAAAGTTTTGGGTCCACCCCGTACTTATTTCCCGCATCGTAAAAAGCCTGGCTGTACTGCCCCAGCCCTCCCAGCTTGGCGGCGGGCACCTTGGATTCTCCGGCCCCTTGCTTCCAGTCCTGGCTTCCCGGATATTCTCTCTTGAAAAACTCCCTCATTTCCGGGCTGGCAGGGGAGATCGTCACATTAGTATCCATCTTGGAAGAAAACGTCATCCGCAGCTTGCTGGCGCCGGACAAGGTAAGCTGGGGGGAACTCTCCTTGGTGTAGCCCACCACGGGCAGCGGCTTCCCGCGGCGGGAAGACGGGGAAGAGGGCACCAGGGCGGCGAGCCCTGAAACATCGTCGCCAAACTGTTTCCTCATGCTCTCCGGCAGGAGAATACCGGCGGGCGCGTTCGTGTTCACGGTATCCACAGAAACCATGGCGGGGAAAGTAACCGGCTTGCGTAACATCTCCTTCCGGCGCAGTGCCTGCTTCTCTCCTTCACTCAATAATTCGGGACCGGCCTTGAGCCGTTCGTCGTCCCCCATCTTCCAGAGGGTGGACGCCTTTTTCTGTTCCGCGTCCATCACGTTTCCGCGCTTGGGAACCACTAAATCACTCCGGCCCGTTACTTCTCTTAGAAGTGTTTGGAACTGTTCTTCCTGGATAACGGAGGACGGCTCCTTGTCATTGTGAATGCTCTTGTACCCTTCGTACCACGCCTCAAACCTCTCGCGCACGGCAAGTTCGGTTTTGGCTGCAAGATTCTTCTCAAGCTCCGCCACCTTCTTGCTCTTGTACTCCTGCATCCATTCTTCCTTGCCCTTGGCCTCCATGCCCGCGCCGGTGGCGGAATCCAGATACCGGCCATAGGCTCCAGCCGCTTCACTGTGAAGGGTGCCTATGGCATGATTATAATCCGTCTGGCGGTACAGGGGCATCTCCGCCATCTCCTTCATACGGTCGGCCACCTTCAATACGGGAAACTCGTTTTTCCGCCCGGCCCACTTGTCCATGCGGTTCAAGATGTCTTTCTGAAACTCGCTGGACTTCCCGTAGAACTTGCACAGCCGGATCACCTCTTCTTTCTTGCTCGCAAAATCGGCGCCTTCGTCTCCTGCCTTCACCTGGTCTGCAACCCGGTAGATGAAAGAATCAATCTGCGGAGCACACGCACTGTAATCCCCGTCGCGCTGATGAACCGCGTCAAACTCCAGTTGGTCTTTGTACACGGGCCCGGACATCAAGGTATCCGTCGCGGCCTGCCTGTCGCTCCTCGATTTGGGGCGGGATGCCATCTGCTCAATTAACTCCGTCAGCCTGCTGTCGTCATGACTGCGAAGGGAACGCATCATCTGCTCCTGCTCGGCAGCGGAAAAATATCCGTCCAACTCCCCACGGTTAATCTTTTCAGCCGCAAGGTCTGGATTGGTCGCGGCAAGATTATCATAATTCTGTTTGGCCTCGGTCTTATCAAGATTGAAAATCCCGTTCCTTGCCGCCGTTTCAGTAATAATTCCGGCCTGGTGAGCCTGGGCATACCGTTCCTTGGCAGAAAAGTAATCCTTCCTCATCAAGTCACCCTTTAATCCCTCCTCAAAAACCTGCCGGGCCACTCCTATCTGGTGCTTGGCCGCCAGCCCCCAGTAGCGCTCCGGCAGACTCGCCTTCACGGACTCCATGACGCCACGTGCCTTGATGGCGCTCTCCGGGTTGAAAAACGTCCCGCCCAAATTCTCAATCCGCTGTCCGAACTTGTAAGCCAGATCGTCCAGACGTCCCTTGATAATGGAGCCATCCTTGTCAAAAACACTATCCTTGGTCCCTGGAGCGTAGGAAAGCAACTTGGAAAACTCGGCGTCGGACTCGTCCCGGATGCGGCGCAGCTCCACCTCCTGGCGCTGCATCTCCCCGAAATCAGAAATCCTGGAAAACGCTTCAGCGCTCCCCTGAAGACCCTCTTCGGCTTTGTGAATGGCACCGCCCAGCATTTGACCCTGGTCTCCATTGGCGGCTCGTGCCGCCGTGGCGGGGTTTGCCTTGGCCGCCTGCAGGGACGGCCCTCCGTATAAAGG